TCATACCAGTTTCGGATGCTTTTTCCCAAGTAACGCCGTCACTATTAGTAAGCACAGCGCTTCCACGTAAAACTACTAACTTACTTGATAGTGGTAACTGCCCTGCTATAGGTGTTCCTGTACTATCACAGCTTACAGTTTGATTCTCGTTTTCTAAACCTGCTACTATAGTGTCGTCACCCTCTTTCACTGAGTATAGAGTAAGTACATCATATCCTGTTTCACCATCTCCTGTTACATCTACCCGTATTAACACAGTACCTGCGGTAAAACTGTTCCATGTAAGCGTGCTATCAGTAGCATCTTCAATAACTGTTAGTGTAGCACCTCCATCAGTACTAGATGACCAGACGTACGTAGGGCTGGCACCAAAATTAGAAGCAACTGCAGTAAGTGTAACCAAACTTGGTGCTATCGTTCCTGTATTTTTTTGTTTTATAAATATCTGCCCAGTAGAAGATAGTGTTACTAATGGTGCACTAGAACCGGTTATACCTGCTTTAGACTTAGCAAAACTTTGACGAACTATTTGACTACCAGTTTGACCCGTAGTAGTTCTATAGTATATGGTATAATCAATATAGGCAGCATCTGCAATCATAGCTGCATGAGCATCAAAATCTATATAATTAGAAGCAATAGTAGGCGTAGTGTCACAAGTAATACCTTCACTATTGATTGCAAATATGTTCCAGGTGCCTATACTATCGTAGGGTGAGCTTGGGTCCACTGGTAAATAAGTGTTGCCTTGTTTTACACGTATAGTAGTGCCGCTACCAATATAGTTATCTGCTACTGTGTCGCCATTTTCTGCAGCGGGTATTAGGTGAGAACTATTTGATAACTCAACAGTTATCTGCTCAGTACCATCATTAATACGGTATAGTGTAAAGCTATCAGTTACAGTACCAATAGTAGCTGTTACAATTACTGTACCAACCGTTACTCCCAGAGCAGCAAATTGAGCTCCGGTTATTGTAATGGTATTACCTGATGTTGTAAAAGCCACGTTGCCTGTAGTACCTACTAATGCTCCTGCACGAGTATAAGCTTTAGCTGTGAAAACAATAGTACCTGTAATATTTTTAAGAGCCGCAGTTAATACTGTATTAGTTGTTAATGATGTTGTTGCAAACTGGTCCTTAAATACAAAATCGCTATTAGTTGCAGATAGCTGAATTAACGGGGCGTTAGCTCCAGCTATACCACGGTATACGTTCCAGACTTGTTCAACTACAATACTTTTATATGTAGCTAAAAATATAATACTGCCACTATTTGCGCTCAGCCCTGTACAACTATATACACCTGTTGTTGCATTTATTGTTGCACCAGTAATATAACTATTACTGCTGGCCTTTATGCTGTAAACAGGACCTGCCCCAGTAACGTCTTGACTTAAATCATAAACCTTAAACGTGCCTGTAGCAAGACTGAAATTTCCGCCGCTACCATCAGTTGCGGTAGCTATAGCTGTTGGATCATTGGTTAGGTACCCGTATACTTGTACATTTTCATCATAAACTACTTGTGTTAGTTCAGATGATACAGTATAAGATTCTGGCCCCGTAGGGCCTGTTGGATCTTGTTCGTCGGAATCAATTGCACTAATAAATGCGTATTTTACATAGTACCTTGTATTGGGTAATAAGTTTGAAATGACTACGGATAAACCGTTACCAGAAGGCACCAATGTGCCTTCTCCATTATTTGGATTAAATCCACTTGCTATAGAATACCATACTTTCACAGACTGTAGGTCGTCTCTAATATCTGTAGTCCTAATAGCATCATAAGGTTTATCTAATACCAAATGTAGCGATTTTACGCCGGGGTATAAATATGCCGCCATTTTTATCCTTTATGTAATAGTTTTGACAACTATTGTTCCTAGAGTACTTATAGTACTGTAATTTCCTTGACGATCTAACGCCCTGCATGCTATTTTATATGTAACTCCGCTCGCGGAAAGTCTGGGTCTTGGTTGTTCACGAAGATCAAATCTAGCATCTCCAGTGCTTTTTACAACTTTAATATTATTTGTTATTAAATCTAATTCCCAGAAATCTTCTGTGCCGGTGTCTTTATATAATCGGTATTCATAAGTTAAAAAATCAGGCATTTGTGTTTCTACAGCTGGTTTTGCAACAATAAAAGTACCTTCTAAGTCTATTACTAATGTTGGAGTAGTAGACCCATTAATATTTTTACCGGAATTTAAAAACCAAAATATAGGGCTCCAAGGACCTACTATTAGTCCAGATTTACTACTATACCTAGAGCGTACTTTGTATACACTGCCTGTCTTCAAACCATTAACTGTTAGACTACTAATAGATTTATCAACCCTATATATTTCGCTTAAACTACTGGAATCAAAGTCTGAATCTGCACGAATAATCTGTGATTCAATTTGCTCAGCACTTTGACTTAATCCCATAGGATTAGAAAAACTAACAATCACTACGTTTTGATAGGTTCCGCCAGAGATTGCCTCACTTAGAGCACTTTCGCTACTTACTTGATTAATAATAGGTGGTTGTGTTATAGTATTTTTAACAATATCGGTATTATCTAGCGTAATATTTGCATCATAAGTTAGTAATTCTTCTAAATCAGCATCGTATATTTCTGGGGAATAGTCAACAAGAGTCAACTTAGCCCCCGTACTACTTGTAGGCTCTATACTTAAAACCACTAATTCTTGGGTTACTCGATCTAACTCGCCCAACATAAATAAGTTATCAGTTTCTATGCCGTCAGATAGTTGAATTATTGAAGCATCTGATAACTGTATCGTAGTATACAAATCAGTACGAATAATTGGAGCTAGTGTTTTTGTAATTCCATCTGGCTTAGTTTTATCGTTTGTTCTAATTAATATGCTGTAAGTTTTACCCGCAACTAATTTCATTGGCTCAGTCAATTGAAGCGCATTACTACCTACTGTGGCAGATTTAATTCTGCCGCTGCCAACACCCCATAAAGGTACATCGTGACTTACCTTTACTACATCCCCGCGATTACATACCAAATACTCAAAATCAGTATTAATAGAGTAAGTTTCTGGTCGTAAAGTTATCTGAGCATGGTGCCATCTAGCTAAAAACTTTGCTTGGTTTTTATTAGTTACTCCTGGTAGTGTCAGGCTTTCAAATAATGTAGCTGCTTGTTTACCATTAGTTCCATCTTTGTTATATCCGTAATTATAAACAATAAGCTCATTAGTTTGATAAGCTTGCTGCTCGTCTAGTAAGTTTATTCTAAACGCATGTGGAAGTCTTAACAATGTTTTTGTAGACTCAAATTCCCAACTATTGTGTGGTGTAAAATATTGAGTAGTATATTCTCTTGGTTTATCTACTACAACTGACCATTTGCCATCAATAAATAAAGGGCTTGCTAGTCCTGCAGCACATATATCGCGCAACACATCAATAATACCCATATTATTAGTAAGGGTATTGTTGTACTCTAATTTACCGCCACTTGAATTACCATTATCACAGAACTCGTGCCAGTCTTGTAAAGTAGTCAAGTCGATTTTGCTACGCCACTCTGTATTTTTGATAGCGTATGCATTTGCAGGATGCATTAATACATACATGAATAAACTAGCTGGATTGCTAGTAGGTCTATTAATCCAGGTCTGCGTAGCCTTATCCCAGTCTAAACAAATTGATTGCACTAGTGCATTTACGCCCTCAATACTACCATTGACCTTGTTAGTACTTTGTACTTTAATAGCAGTTTTAGCCAACCAGCAACCAGGAGGATTAACAGCAGGCTTAGTGTTATCAAAACAAGCTGCGGTAAATAGTACGATTTTATTTAAATATCGTAAATCTCCTTGTTCCGCGATACTACTATTAGTTCTTTTGCATCTTATCGCATATCTGGCTTTGGGTAACTGCTCGAAGTATTGTGTATATCCACCAGCATCTTTGCGTTTATGAAATAGGCCGGGAGCACCAAAAACAATTTCTGTGTAAGTTTTTGCTACTGTGTTAATACCGCCACGAGTGTACTTAACAACAAGTGCACCACCTATTAAGCCACCTCCACTATTATCAGCTTTTAGTCTAACAGTATGATTTCCTTTTTCTAAATAATGTAAGGTACTTGATACTTCTGTATAACTAAGTGCTTTTATAATAGTTATACCATCTACTAATACTTCTCCGCTATCATCTGCACTTGTTTCAAATAAATATTGTCCGGAATATGGAAAATATACTGTCTTTGAGTAGTCTAAACTTAGACCACTCTTGTTACCATCATTTGAGGCAACGCCATAGCTATTTAGTATAGGAGTCCAGGTGCGATAGCCTTCAGCCGTTGCTGCACCTGTAAACTGTCTAGAAGTAAATATGGTTTCGGTTTCAAGACCGCTTTCTTCAGTTACTACATTACCTCCAGCATTTTTAATTATGTACCCTGCTTGTACGTCAAATTTTACATAACCACTAGGGGAGTACACTGGTATATTAAACTCGCCCTGATAAGCTTCAGTTAACTGGGTAACAGTTAATCCCAGACCTTCGTGCATAGAATACTGACTTAAATAACTAATAGTACTCTCTACCTGTCCACTGCCTCTTAGTAATACTGTGTGTATTGGTAAAAAATCTTGAGGAATTACAGGTATAGTAGAAAATTTAGAACTTATGTCCTCTAACATCCAACCATAGTTGCTTTTTTCTGCTGCAGCTATTTCTGAGGATGTTAGAACCCCATTAGGGTTTGAATAAACAATGCCATCAAATATTTGTACACCACCGGTAGGTGCTATAGCAAAAGTAAAAAATTGATGGTATGGAACATAGTTACTTACAGTAGTATCACCTACAGAAACATCACTGGTATTACCTCCAGGTGCTGGTAAAGTAGTAGTAAATGCTGCAGGGTCTAATTGGTTCGAGTTATACGCACCCAGCGAATAAGGAGTTTGAGGACTAAAAATCCATTGTGCAGTGGCGGGATTATACACACCTAATTCCACAGATACTTTAGCTGTGGTTTCTGACACGTCACCATTTTTAGTATTAACGGCACGCATACCTTCAGGAGCAGTAAAAGAAACAGCTACTCGGGTAGACTCTTGATTAAAGTAAATATACTGCCAAGGGTTGTCGCCTTCTAAGTTTACTAGTTCTACTTGCTTTGCTGGGGCCTGCTCTACGTCGGAACCATATAGTTGATTAAAACTTGTTTCGTCCTGATCTGTAGTACCGTATAGTGTAACTGGTCTAGGCGTTTCTAGTGCTAGGCCAGTATAGTAATTTTCTAGCTGATTAGCACCAATACAAATATCATTAATTGCTAGTGGGCCAAAACCCCATACAATTAATAAGTTTAATAAAGTTGTATCGCTTAATGTTTCTATGTATGGTGTAGCACCTAAC